AAAATGAGGGTAACGTAACAGAGGTAAATAAAGAGCTTGATAAGGTGGCTGAAATCTGTAACGTATTCAAAAACACCTCAAACTTTGATGTATCGGCAACAGAGTTTTATTATGACTTGATAGCCGGTACGGCTTGTTTGCTTGTCTTAGAGGGTACTTATGAAAATCCGTTAAGGTTTATAACTGTACCTATTAAAGAATTGGCTATTGCAGAGGGTATTTTTGGTGAAGTAGGTGAGGTTTATCGTAAGTTCAAGATGAAATCTGAACTTATTAAACGTCAATGGCCGGATGCTCAATATGATGATGACAATGGGTATGAAGATACAAAGGAAAAACAGCTTATAGAGAGTACATACTATGATTATGATAAAAAGGTATGGCACTATACCGTTATTCTTAAAGAGGGTGAAAAAATCCTTGTTGAACACGATTATAAGGCTAATCCGTTTGTAATATTGAGATGGACAAAGTGTAGCGGTGAAGTATATGGCCGTGGTTTAGGCTTAAAATCTATTAAAGATGTTAAAACTCTTAATTTGATTATGGAATACTCGTTAAGAGCTTTGGCGTTTACAATACCTGTATTTATTGCTCAGCAAGATGCAAGTTTTGATCCTGATGATTTTGTGCTTAAACCGGGTGCGTTGAATATGGTGCCTAGTACAGCGACAAACAATCCAAGTGTAACTCAATTACCAGTAAATGTTACTCACGATATAACAGCCTATCAGACTGAACGTATGGAGATGAACATTAAACGTAATATGATGGATAGCACTATACCGAATGATCCTAATAGAGAGATAACAGCAACAGAGATAGCAGAGAGAGCTAACGAATTAAAAGCTATTCTTAGCAACTCTTACGGCCGTATTATGAATGAGCTGTTATACCCTCTGATAAGAAGAATTGTAGAGGTGCTTCAGTATTTTGGATATATCGGTGATGATATTGATGTACGCTCATTTAATGGTTTTGGTTATACAATCGTAGTAAATACTCAGTTAGCTAATCAGCAATCACAAACAGAGGTACAAAATACAATCAATGCGCTTCAGTTATTGTTTAGTTTAGATCCGCAAGGTCAATATGCTATGAAGTGCGTTGATATGAATAAGGCTGTACCGTTTATCTTAGAAAAGATGGGAGTACCTAAAGATATGATTAACTCACCTGAAGAAATTGCCGCTTTGCAACAACAAGAGGCTCAGCAAATGGCTGAGGCTCAAGATGTAGAAACAGAGCGACAAATAGCAGTATCAAATGCAATAGAGAAAGGAAAGGCAGATGCCAAAGAAAGAAGATGAATTGATAACAATGGATAATGATTTTAACTTCAGAATATCAATGTTTCAAAAAGTTTTTGGTACAGATGAGGGAAAGCAAGTCTTAGATTATTTAGGGCGTGTATGGAGCTTACCTGTACCAAGTTTTAACCCTCACTCTGATTATTGGATGATGGGTAAATATAGAGCATACCAAGAGATATGCAAACTTGTTAATACACCGTTAAAGAAAGGAAAAAATAATGATTGATGAAGAAGTAGAATTAAACGGCGATGATGCAGATGATGCTATTGAGAATGATGCAACGGTAGATGGTGCAGACACTCAAGAGCAAGAATTTACACCGCCTGAGGGTATGGAGGCAGAGCTTTACGAAAAAGGCGCTCTTAGTGCTGATAAAGTCAAAGAGCGTATTGAGGCCCTAAAATCTGAAGTACAGAGTGCTAAGACAAATGAGGCTAATATGCGTAAAAAGCTCTCAACAAAAGGTACTGTACCTGAAAAAGTAGAAGATTATGGCGAATATACCCCTGATGAGGCTTATAAAGAATACTATGAAAATGAGGACTATAAAGAGGGTTTAGAGGCTAACTTAAAAGCTATTGATAAACTTGCTTTTGATAATGGTATGACAAAGGACCAGTGTAAGGCTGTAAAAGATGCTTTTAATAAGCTGATTGTTGAAAATGGTATTGTTGAAGATAAGGCAACTATTGAGGCCCGGAATCAAGAATATATCAAGGCTGAAATGGAAAAGTTAGGCAAAGATGCTGTACAGGTTATTACAAAGAACGTTGAATTTGTAAAGAACGATAACCGCTTTAACGAAAACGAAAAAGAATTTTTGTTAAATATGATGGATACAGGTGGTGCAGTAGCCGTAACTATTGTAAATAAGATGCGTTTAGGACACGGTGGGGAGTTTGCCGGTGATAACATTATACCGGCTTCAGGTTCTTCAGGTGGAATACCTAGTGATACTGATTTGGCCCGTGAATACTACAACAGCGAAACCTCAAGCGCTCGCCGTGCTGAAATCATTAAACAGCGTATTGAGGCAGGCCGTACCGGCAAATTACCACAACCTGATAAAATTTAAGTTGACAATGGCAATTATTATGTTTTAAATAAAGATAGATGGATAAAAACCCTCAGGAAAAAGGCTCTAATGGTTTCCCATCCCTTGAGTAAAGAGGCTTTATTTTTTGAAATCTTTATTTTGGTTTAACTTTAATGAGGATTAATAAAATGAGTAGAAAAATCTCACAAGTCTTTCAGGACTTCTATGATGCAGAAGTCAAGAGAGCATACGGAGATGTTTCACAACTTCAAGATAAGGTCTATACTTCAGGCCGTATTGTTGGTAAACGTGTAGCATTCCGTAAAAAAGCAAAAGGTATGGCAACTCAACATATTCCGGGTGCTGATGTTACCGCTATGAACGTTGACTATAATCAAGTATGGTGCGACTTAGAGGATTGGGAAGCATACGATTATGTTGACAAGTTTGATATGAAAAAAGTCAACTTCTCTGAAGTAACAGAGTTGGCTGAAGTAGCCGCTGATTGTTTGGGTTTGCGTATTGACCAGATTATCATTGATAAAATGGCCGCCGGATACGATAGTACAAATATGAAAGTTGGTACTACAAATACAGCTTTAACTGTTAATACCTTGATTGAGGCTTGTGCATTGTTGAATAAAAACGGCGTGCCGTCAACGGAACGCTATTTTGCTCATAGCGCAACTCAATTAGCTGACTTGTTGAAAACTACAGCCGTTACAAGTGCTGATTATAACTCTGTTAAAGCTCTTGTAAACGGTACAGTCAATAGCTTCTTAGGATTGAAGTTTGTATTGATTGCTGACCGTAGTGAGGGCGGATTGCCGGTAGCAAGTACAGATGTAACTGGATTTATTTGGCACAAGAGAGCTATGGGCTTCTCAAAGGCTCAAGATTTAGAAACGTCTATGGATTGGATTCCTGAAAAACGTGCATACCTTGTTGGCGGCGACTTCTCAGCAGGTGCTGTAGTTATCGACGACAAAGGTATTGTTGGTGTAATCTCTAAGAAATAGGAGGTAACAATGGCTTTTAGTTTGGAAAAATTAACTTGCTATGCAAACAACGCTCGTACTGGTTCATCTCCGGCTTATTGGAAATATGACAATACAGCTGGTGATACTGTAACCGCTAGCGGATTCTTCAAAGATAACCGTTTGTCTACAAACGATATTATTGAAGTACTGGGTGCAAACCACGCAGAAACAAGATATTATGTATCGGCTGTTTCTGGTGGTGCGGCTACTGTAACGGCAGTAAGTTAATAAAAAAGGGGAGGGTAACTCCTCCCCTAACTTTTTATATGGAGGTAGATGTGGATACTTATAATGCAAGTGATATTAAATATGCGGCTATGAGTTTATTAGGTAGGACAGATAAACCGAACTTTGTAACATCTACCGAGCCTGATGTTCAAAAGATAAATTTTTTATACCCTCAGATTATGTATCATACACTTCAAAGATACCGTTGGGGGTTTGCTCGTCAATATGCAGAATTAACAAAATCAAATTTAACAGGTGGCAGATATAAGAATAATTTTACATTACCATCTGATTTTATCTATTTAAGAGGGTGTTTTTCAGATAACAAATACAGGGCAAATATTCGTGAAAGAGAATTAAATACAGTTGATAACGTTATAAATACGGATAGCGAAACTTGCTTTATTGAATATACAAGATATGTAGATGAAACAAAACTCCCTATGTATTTTATTGAATATATAAAGGTTAAGTTGGCTTTTGATGCTTGTATGGATGTTACCGGCGATACTGAATTGTTGCAGGTATTAGATAATAGAGAGCGATTTGAGTGGCTAAACGCAACTAACATTGATGCAAGACAGCAAAGAGTAAGAGAGGTTGATACCGGTGTTTTTATTGATGTAAGGAGATAAAGATGCCTCGTACAGTTCAGAAAAAGATTAAATTTACAAAAGGAATGGTAACTCCGGCGCTTATAGAGCGTACGGATTTACCTATGTATGACAGCTCAGCACAAGAGATAAAAAACTATATTTGTACGCCTTACGGTGGCTTTAGAACTCGTAGGGGTACTCGTAAAATACAAAAGTTAGACTTAGCTGAAAAGATTTATTTTAGCAGTGCAAGCGGTCAAGGTACGTTTTCAAATAATAACTATGTGAGCGGATCACTGGCTAACTTAAATGATGGCGATACAATCGTTACTTTGGATATAGGTGTCGCAAATGTAAAGGCAGAGGCAAATATTTATTTAAGCAATTTAAGGCTTGATTATGCAGTACCTAGCCTTACAGCAACTTTTCAAGAAACAGGTGTACAATATCAGGCAAGGCTCACTCATATAGACATTAACAATGCCGGTTTGGGTTTTAATGGCTCTTTATCTGTAAATGGCAGGGTATTAAGCGGTGAAACAGTTATTACACCTACAACAAACAATTTAGGCGCTATAACCTCTGTAGCCTTTACAAGCGCAACATATAAATATTTACCTGAAACACCTCAAGCTGTACAAGTATCAGCTATACCGCCTGAATGTGTAATAGGGTTTAGTGTATCGGCAGATGGTGTAAGATGGTCCGCTGAAGAAAAGCACACTATAACAAAAAATGTTATACCGTCAATTAAGCTGAAAACTAAAAATTGCCAGTATTTGAGAATAAAATACTATGGAGCAGGGTTAAAAACTCAACTAAGAATTGACAATATATATGCTAAGTATGAGTTTTACAAGCTCGTACCGTTTGTTTATAATACTACTCAAACAGATATGATTGTACTGTCTGAAAAGAAGATATTGATATTTGAAAACGAAACTCTATCTAAGACTATCAATATATCATCAGGCCTTGAGTTTAAGAACTTGAGAGCTGTAAAGTATGCTCAAAATGAAGATGTTATTGTATTTACAGAGGCAGGGGTTGCGCCTCGTGAATTAAGACGTACATCAAATGATTGGGTTTTTCAGACTTTTCCCTTGAAAAATATACCTTTTCATAATTTTACCGGAGAGGTAGAAACGGCAAAAACAGTCGGAATAACACCTAGCGCTTTACAAGGTGCTGTAACATTAACGGCTGATAGTGATGTTTTTAATGCAAGTTATGTAGGTCAACAAATAGATGCAAACGGTGGGCGTTTTAGAATTACAGAATATGTAAGCGCAACAAAAGTATCAGGTTATACTATAATACCGTTTTTAAATACTGATAAAATAACAAACTGGACATATATTACAGGTTGGGAGCGCTGTTGGTCGGTCGCTCGTGGTTGGCCTATTACTTGCTTATTCTATCAGCAAAGGTTGTGGTTTGGTGGATCATCTCAAAGACCATCGACAATTTGGGCTTCTCGTACCGGTATTTATAATGATTTTAATAATGCCGGTAATTATGATAACGATAGTATCAATCAGGACTTAAATACTGAAAATCAGATAGTAAATTTACTCTCTAATCGTGGATTACAGATATTTACTTCAGGAGATGAGTGGACAGCGGCAGAGGGTGCTTTAACGCCTAACGCCTTTGCGGTTGTAAAGAATACATCAAACGGCTCAGATATAGGATTGACACCGAAAAATCTAGGCGGTGTTACGCTGTTTATTGAAAAGAATGGTAAATCACTATTGAGCTATGTGTATGACTACAATCAAGCGGCTTATAAGACTTCAAACATAGGAATCCTGAGCGCTTTAATCAATGAGCCGGTAGATATGGAAATTGATGATAACTCCTCACTTGATGAGGGTGATTATTTGTATGTGGTCTTAAAAGATGGGCGTATGCTTGTAACATCAATTAACTTTGAGCAAGAGATAAACGCTTCAAGTATTTTTGAGGTTGTTGGGGAAATTCAATCAGTATGTAACTTAATCAATGAAACCTATTTACTGGTAACTATCAATGATGATACCTATTTAGAGCTTATTGATGACAAAGTAAAAACAGATTTAACAATAGAGCAGTATGTAACTCAAACAATAACCGGGCTTGATGACTATGAGGGACACTATATCAATGTCTATACAGATGATGAGGACTTTGGTAAATATCTTGTTGAAAACGGTACTGTAACTCTGAGATATGAGGCAAATGCTAATTGTAAAATAGGCTTTACATACAGCTCACGCCTTGAAAGTAATGATATTGCAATAAACGGCCGTAGTACATCTATGTACAAAAGAATAGCTAAAGCGGTAATAACGACTAATAAAACTAACAGAATAAAGCTCAACGGAGTAGAAAAAGTATCAAACAATGATATATTTGACTTTTTTGCTGTTAGTTCGTATGGTAAGAGAGTAAGGTTTATAATTGAAAGTGAATTTAACAAGGTAGAGGTATTATCGGTACTTTTACAAATTAACTATGGAGCAGGCTAATGGATTACAACGGATTATTAAGCACTATATCAGGTGATGATATAAATAGCTATGTAGGCGCTCAAACAATGGCTAGTGGGTTTGCTTCAATGGCAAACGCCTATATCAATTACGGAGCGCTAAAAGTAGAGGCCGGTAACTTAAATATACAAGCGACAGATAAATATTTACAGGCAGAACAGGTAGAACTACAAGCTCAAGAGCAAGCAAACGCCTTGAGAAAGCAATTTATAGGCGCTATTGGTAACGCTACATATAATGCGGCCGCTCGTGGTGTAAAAGTAAGCTCAGCAAACTTACAGCAGAATATTGAACGCTCAGCAGGTGAGATGGATGAAGATATACGCAAGTCTAAAAAGGCGGCCGGTATGCAAGCTGATACTTTGAGGATGCAAGGGCAGAGTTTAAGAACTCAGGCTAAAATGGCTAAACAAGGTGCAAAATCAGCCCTTGTTTCCGGTGTTTTGGGTGGTATATCTGATATGGCTTTGGGTTATGGTATTTATAGCAGTGGTGCAGTAGAAAATATGGGCGGTACAAAATCAGGTAAAGTACCTGTACCTACAAGAAAGCCTACAAGGGGGTAATAATGAGAGCAGAGGGCGGACAAATATATCAAGGTAACAGATTTGAAACATCTGTAACGGAATCAGCAAGAGGGCGTGTTGATGTAAGCAATCTTGCAAATAAAGGCGTACAAGAACAGCTTGACCGTAACAAACAGCAAGCTCTTACACTGTATGAGCAAGGGCTGAAATTAACAGCCTCTCAAAGTATGGAAGAAGCATACAATAATTATCAGAATGATCCTGAAAGTTTAAAAGCTGAATTAGATAAGATAAGCGAAAAAATGACCTCTGAAATACCGGATATGCAAACAAAGGTAGTTTTCAGAGCAAACTTTATTACACAATCCGGTAGTTTAATTAACAGGGCGCAGGCAAACTATGATAAAATACAGTATGAGAAGAAAAAAAGCTCATATTTTGATACTATACAGGCAAACAATAAGAGTATTGCGATGGCTCTTAATAATGCTTTTAACGGCACTGGTACGGCTGATGATTTGGTAAATTATCAAACGGCTATTAAGCAGAATATCGACCTGATAAACGCTCGTAACGATGATGGCACTTATATCTTTACAGATGCTCAGCGCTTGAGTATGTCAAATGCAGTAGATAAGTTAGCCGCTGAAAGTTTTAGTAATGCCTTAAATGATATGGATGATGACAAGAGAGCTCAAACACTAGAAGCTCTTAACAACGATAGTATGATACTTTTGCAAGGTGAAGAAGATGGAGAAGTAAAACAGCTCAATCTAAAAGATGCTTTTTCGCCTGAAATTTACGCAGATATGAAAAAGTCGGCAACTATTCTTGATAATAAGATAAAAAAACAACAGCTCGCTGAATACAATTTAAACAAAAGATATTCTCAAATGATGCTGAATATAGATCCTAGTGAACAAAATTATAAAATATGGGAATTTTACCATAGAGATGCGACAGAGGAAAAAAAAGCGCAAATGAGAGAGATGGCGGGTTTTGTACCAAATGAAAATACTGATACAAATTTTGAGGGAGTAAATGATTATATAAATGCAATAAAAGAACTTTCTACATATAATGTTGAAAATGATGACGATGCTTTTAATTTTGTAAATAAAGCTACGGATTATATCTATGCCGCACAAATAGCAAATAATAGAAAAGATGAAAAAACAAACACCCCTTTAATTAGTGATAAGGATTTAACAAAACAAACAAATAGTTTGCTTAAGCTTATGAGAGATAAAACTATCAGAGGTTTAGTAAATAAAATGCCAAATGGGAACTGGTTTGAAAGAACAAAAGCCTCTATAAATGCTGGAGATTATAGACCAGATAAAAGAGAAGTAAAAGCTATACAAGAAATATCTAAAATAGGTATGGATACAATGATTGAAATGTCTAACCTTGCATTTATGCCTTTGGGAGATAATGAAACGGTAGAAGATAGAGAGAGAAAAATGTGGAAAGTATACCGGAAAGGTAGAGAGGATGCGATAAAAGCTAAATATTGGTATATACCATCTATACAAGAGGGTTTAATTGAGGGGAAAGTATATGAAATAAATGGTAGACTGTATAAGTATAATGATGTTTTAAGTAATAACTCTTGGGAGTTGGTAGAATGAATATAGATGATGCTGAAAATAAAATATATAGCTATGAAGAAATAACAAAACCTGTAAAAATGCTCACTATGTCTGAAGCAGATAAGATGAGTAGAATGAGTTTTAAACCTATAGATTATGACCCTCAAAGTGCTTATAGTAAAGGTTTATCGGTAGGTATGGGAGAGATTGCCGATATACCTAGCGAAGTTATTTTATTTGGTAAAAGAGCTAAATTAGCAATAGGCGGTTATTTTGGGGATACTCCTGAGGAATTTGAAAATAAAAAACTTGATTTGATAGCTGCTGAAAGAAATTTGTTAAATATAAAAAGAAATCGTTTAATAGCTAATAAAGTAACTCAAGAAACCTCTGATAGTTTAGCATTTAATATTGGAGCTAATGTACCTACGTTTGCTTCTATGTTAATAGGTGCTGGTGGTGCATATAAGATAGCAAAAACTATGGGAATGGGAGAAAAAGCATTAAAAGCGGCAAGATTTACAGGGTTAGCGCAAAATTTTTTATATGAGGGTGCTGGAGAAGTAGGTAAAAAAACACCTAGAATATCTAAAACAGATGAAAGAGTAAAAATAGGAGAAGCGCAAGCCGGAGATTTAGATGTAGATAAAATAACAAAAGAATGGGCTTTAAAATCAGCTCTTGATATACCTTTATATGCTTATGTATCAACAATCTTAGAGGCAAAAACGGGTTTTGGAGAACAATTAAATATATGGAATACACCTATTAAATTAAGCGGAACTACAAAAAATATTATAGCTAGAGCTTTAGCTAAAACAGGTATAACAGCGGCTTCAGAAGCAACAACAGAAACTTTCCAAAGTTTATCTTCAACAGGTATAAATTTAGTTGATGGAACTATTAAACCTAAAGATTTACCTGAAGAACTACAAGAAGCGTTAATGAGTGGCCTTGTCGGGGGTATTATGGGAACAGCCGCCGGTGGCTCTGTATCTCTAAAACAGGCAAGAAACGCAGTAAGTATGATAAGAAAAACAGTAGAGCCTGTTGTCAGTAAAGAAAATGCTCAAGAAGTGGCTGAAGCAATATTTAATGATGCCGATACAAGCTTGTCAAACGTAGTAACTAGAGAAATAGAATTAGATTCTCAACTCAAAAATAAACACGGTAATGTATGGAGCTCTATGCTGACGGCCGTGAGTAAAGAGATGGAGGGTAAACCTCGCTTTGAGAGAATGACAGAAGATGAAAAAGCGCACTATGCAAACACTGTGGCTAAACATTTTGCGGATCAAGTATTAGCAGAGGCAAATTATAGAGGTACTACACTTGATGCTATTTTGAGTGCAAGCGATATTACATACGATAAAGGAATAAGGATAGCTAGACATATAAACTTGTTTGATGCCTTAAAAAATCCTGAAATGATACCGCCTCAAGCAAAACTCAAAAGAGAAACATTGTTAGCGTTTTTAAAACGTAATGGCGGTGTAATAGACAAGGGCGGTGATATTAAGTCTATGGATGCAATAAAACAATATCCGGGCCTTGTAAGCAACAAAGGTATGACTTTAGATGATGCGGCTCTTATGGCTTGGGAGAATGGTTATTTTACTGGACAAGAAAGGCCTGATATAAATGAGTTTTTAGAAGCAGTAGATGAGAGCTTGAGAGGGAATCACCGGTACAATGTAGAAGAAGAACGTACATTTACTGATGCGCTTGATGATTTAGAGCAAGAGCTTGATAGAATGGGTATAGACTGGCAAAATATGACGGCCGCTGAAATTGAAAAGGCGGTAAATGAAATACCGGAAATGGAAAGTTTAGAGCGTGAGTATGAGTTTTATGAAAACTATGAGCCGATAGTTGGTATGGATGAGGATGAGTATGAACGCTTTGCTATTGAAACAGAGGGCAAGGAATACCCTATAATTGATGAGAAAGATTTACCTTTTTACTATCAGTTAGCAGACGAGAACGCACAACTTGATGCTGAAAATCCGGCTTATGATGGCGAAACTATTAACATAAACGGACAAGAGAAAACTGTTTACAACTCAAACGGAGATAGAATAGCCAAGTCAAAAGAGGCTTTACGAAACTTTTATAATTGGTTTGGTGATAGTAAAGTAGTAGATAAACAAGGGCGGCCGCTTGTTGTTTATCACGGTACAAATAAAAAATTTGATACGTTTGATAAAAGTAAAATAGGCAAAAAGCACAAAAATTTATATCAAGGAAAAGGATTTTATTTTACAAGTGAGTATTATGAAGCG